ACAGGAAGTCTGCTCAACATAGTGTCCAAAGTCTTGCCATACTTTGCTGCCATCAGCTCAACCATCAGACCACGAACTTTCTGGGTCTTAGTACCAAAAATAGAACTGATGTGGGTACGCTTTGTGATGTTAGGTGCCCAAGCATCAAAATGCTGCATCGTAAATTTACCAATTTGTCCAGCCATAATCAACTAAAAATTAAGCATTAATAAAAATATTTTCCCTGTTAAAGTCTAAATTCAAATCAAACTGCCAGTGTCCAGTTCTCCCTATTGTCAGGAGAGGTATTTGCAAGATTCAGTGTGCCATCACCATTTCTGCTTGTGCTGTTCAGCACACTCTCTAGTTCTGCAAAGCCTTTCTTCAACCCTGCCTTGATAGGGCCTGCTACCAATTTCTTGACATTCTGGAATCCATCTGTCAGAGCATAGAGTAATGCTACATTACCAACATACTCCATAGGATGTTCACGCTGATACTTCTGAAGCTCATTCATGTAGTTGCCCTGCTCATCTTTGTGTACAGGCTTTGTAATAGCATCGTATGCCCTCTGCCTTGTAGCCTTGTCAACTTTTACTCCGTCAAAGAAACTCTCCTTGTCAAGAATGTTCTTCTTCAGATTGTTGTACTGCTGCTGTTCAGCATCCTGCTGCTGTTTCTTCCTGTCTTCAAGCTCCTGCTGAAAGTCATCAATCTGCTGCTGGTAGTATTCCTTACAGCTCTGTAAGGCTTCCTTGGCATCATCAATGTCTGTACCATCAGCAAAGCTCTTCTCAATCAGTTTAACAGCTCTCTCATGCTTGAAGCCTCTGTTCACATAGTCTTGATACATCACCTGTTTGCGTAGCTTCTCACCATCATCACCTTCTCTGTTCAAAAGGTCTGCGGTCTCTCTCTTATTCAAGAACTGGGAAAGCTGTACAGCATTCTCATACTGTTGCATCTCTCCTGTAGAAGCTCCACTGTTCATGGCCTGCTCAATCCTTCTCTGTCTGTCATCAAGCATACTTGACACTTTGTCATTGAACAGCTTCTCAAGAGCAGCTTCATCCTGCACTGCATCAGCGTCTTTATCAGAAAGGTCAGGGAAAACACCTTTATCTCTTAATATCCTGGCAATGGAAGAGAAAAGATTTTGTGGAGTACCAGAATCATTATCAGACTCAGGTGCTCCCCTAGTTCCCTCTGATTTCTCTCCACTGCCTACGCTCTCCGATGAACTACCCAATAAATCTGAGAAATCCACCTCGGCAGCTTCTTCATTTGTATCATTATTTTCTGTCTCCGTAGCTGGCTCTTCAGCTACTGCCCCTCCAGCATCTTCTGAAGGTTCCTGATTACTGAACATCTTCTCAACTTGTTCAGCACTCAGCATGTTGTCTAAACCAATTCCTTCCATTTCAATCTCCACATTAATTGTTTAAACCTTAATTTTTAACTTTTAAACTGTTAATTTGTTAACATTTTCGATGCAAAGATAAATCTATTCCAAAATCTCTACAAGAAGGTAAATTTTCCATTAGTGCTACTGTTAGTAAACACAATAAAAAAAGAATAAGCCATCTTCACAGACAGCTTATTCAGACGAACAACTAAAACCAATCAAGTTTACACACTTAATCAATTCCCAAACTTATTAACCTATAGCTTACAAACCTAATAATTACTACGCTCTATTTGCATTATTGCTCTTGGCAATCCTTTCCTGACTCTTTATCTTCTCCCTCTCTAGCTGCAACTTTTCTTTCTCCAGGTCATTTTTCTCCTTCCTCTCCTGAATCTGCTGTTGTAGCTGTAGCCTATCCTTTTCAGACAGTGGGGTAACTGGATTCTCTGTAAAGCCAGAAGCTCTTGCAACACCTGCATCAATACTTGCCTGTGCCTGTATCTGTGCAACCAAGAGTCTTGTCTCATTGTCTCTCTGGTTCTGCAAATCTTTCTGCTCCATCTCCAACTGCTTCTGCTGTGCTTGTACTTCAAGTTGCTGTTGTTGCATCTGCTGCTGCATCTGTGCCTGCTGCTGCTGAAGTTCTTCTGCTCTTCTCTCTGCTGCTTCCATCATTCTGGTCTTCTCAGAAATAGAGTCAGAGCTATACAGCTTCATCATAGTAGAGAAGTTGAAGAGCTGGTTCTGCAAACCTGCCTGTGCCAGTGTATCCAGCTTGTTCATCAGGAGCTGTGTCCCCTGTGAGCTGTCAACAACCAAGCCATAGTCACATTCTGCATACTCATCTCCATCAATCTCCATTATTCTTGTAGCTCCAGAGGTGGTAATATACTCAAACTTCTTCTTCCTGCCTCGCATGGCTATCTTTGATATCTCTACGAAAGCTTCAAGAACTCGTTTCTTCAAGTTATCATGTCTTGCAAAAATAGCTTCTGTAATATGTGAACTCTGAAGATTAGAACGCTCTACACCACCTACTGTTTCTCTATTACTTACCTGACCCAATCTCTGAGGTGTAATACCACAGGCTCTGCCCATCATAGTATCCAGCCAGTTAAGCAGCTCTATATTGAACCGTATCTCATTGCCTACAGAAGCATCAATAACACCTGAGGAATTATTATTCAAACTTGCTGCAAGCTTACCCATAGAAGCTCCCTTTCTGCCCTCATTAAAGCTGTCTTTTACAGCAATATGATTTACCTTAGCAAAGTACATCCACTGCTCTATCTTCCACTTATTGGGAACTAATGCCATATCAAGCTCTGTAAGTTTACCAAGATTTGCCTCAAGCAACTTGTATAGCTTATCCATAGTAGCATCATACAGATAGGCGTATGGCTTTAGAATATCTACCATTGAAGGACTATTGCTCTGACCAATATTATATATCTGACCAATAATACCTGCATGACACATGGAAGGACTGCTCATTCTATTATACTGCACTGGTCTTGGTCTGATATTTACATAAATATCTGTACCAATCTTTGTACCTTCCCACATCTCATTAACCCAGAAGATTTCTTCCTCTTCTCCTAATACATTATTTATAACATAAGTCTCAGGATAAAAATGGAATTCCTCCTCACCTGTCATGGGGTCATACTTCTTTACTTTCTTGATTTTTCTTCTTGACTTCCAATATACTCTAAGCACTCTGACATTTCCTTCTCCATCATAAGGTAAAGAAGAATCAACATACCCATACTCTCCAAGGGTAGCAGAGAAGAAGTGTGGATTACCTACTAGTGTGTTACCCCACTCAGGGTCCATATAAGCATTATTCTCATGCCATAAAGTTTCATCACTGCTTTCTCCTGTAGTGCCGGATACCAGTTTATCTAAGTACTCACAGTCTTTCTTTGTAAGGACATCATAATAAGTATCATATACCCAACCAATACTCTTATAGTCTTCATATACTATAAGGTCTGCATCTTCAGTCCTATTTGAATTACCTGACCTGAATACTCTCAGCTTAATGGGGTCTATCCTCTCAAGAATGGGTTCTCCACCTTCAATATCAACTCTGTAATGCTCTTCCTTTACAATAAGAGCATCCATGATTCCCTCAGTATCAAAGGTATTCTTGAAGTCATACTGCTTGTTGTAGTGCTTCAGAAGCTCATTGGCTCTGACTTCCCTCATATCCTGATACTGATACTGGAAGTAATCATTCTGCTCCTGTAATCTCTTCTGATAATCTTCATCTGAAAGAGACACATTCTGTATCAGTGTCTGAAGACTTTGAAGCACTGCCTCTTTCTTTGCATTCTCAATCTCACTAATGGCATTAGGATTAGTAACTACTACATGCCAGTCAAAGGGTCTGCTGATGGCTTCTCCCTGAAGAAGATTCAAATACTGATTGATGGTAGGATAATGCTGTAGACTATCAGGTATGAAGGTAGCCTTCAGGTTATTTGGGTTCAATACATAAGCAATATCTTCCTTATGTACTTTGAGATTTACAAGGTCATAATTGATTTTCTTGTGAGTCACAGAACTCTTTACAGCAGAACAGCCTATAAAGCTTCCCTTTGCATCTGCAAAATCAACACATTTCTTACCCCACTTTGTGCCCTTCTGCTTATAGGAAAGCTGCTGTCTTGGAAAACCACTGAATATAATAGTATTCATAACTTATCTATATTTTGATGCAAAAGTAAAAAGAGATTCCTTTACTAACAAACTAGTAAATTTTTCTCTATCCCATAACTACTTTCCCTTTAACTTAGACTGCAAATTGCTTTTGCCAGGAATCTTCCTCTTCCTCAGTCATCCTATAGTTATTCTTCCAGTATTCATCATTGGATAAATCATCTGGGTCTTCCCAGTCTTCATCCTTGCCATTATAGCTGCCACCCAGCAATCTTAGCTTGTCTTCTCTCAATAGCATCAGCATTCCCATAGCTGATACTCTATCGAAGTTTCCAAATGGATTCCACTGGGAAAGTTCTATCAGGAGAGCCTTATTCTTAATGAAATCAAGGTTATTCTTCTTCACTTCTCTTTCAACGCCCTCCTCTGCTACAACTATAGTTTGGGGAAGAAGAAGATACTTAGCAATCAGTT